AACAAATCATTCGGGTACTTTTGATTGACACCAGTGGTGGATACTTTACTGCGAGGTACGACCCAGTGTACGCAAAAACTTTAACTGTTAACAAAGGTGTAGACAACGTTTTGTTGTTTGAATTCATCAACCAGGACCAAAAACCTGTAAACATCACAGGCAGCACATTCCGGTTCAGATTGCTGAACCAGACTGGCAATGAATTACTGATTGAAAAAGACATGACTGTACTTAGTGCCAGCACTGGCAGAGTCAAAGTTGTGCTGGACACAGCAGACACCATCAACATCCTAGCACAACCAGGCAGCTACAGCATTGAGCGCACACAGGGCAATTACATACAAGCAGCATTCACAGACAACAATGCTGGCGCACGGGCAGATTGTGATATTGTGGATAGTGTGCTACCGCAGTTCATGGCCAGTCAACCTGTGACCATACCCACTATAAATGGCAAGAATTCTTGGCCACAACCCGGACCACAATCATGGCCTGACTGGGCATTGAACCCACAACCAATATCACGCAACTATTTGACAGAATACTACTCAAGTTATATCAACACCACAGGTGCCAGTTTGATTACTGTCAAATATGATCTGGATCATTACACCGGTACCCTCAAAGTACAGGCAGCACAAGACTACGAAGCTGTCTGGGTAGATGTCACAGAAAGCCGCGAGTATTTTGACGAGTCTGGTACCTTTTATATCAATGTAGTGGGGTTTCATCCCTTGTTGCGATTGGCTATCAACAACAGTCAAGGCTATGGTGCTAGTGCAACTGCCACAGTGGTAGATGGTGTTGTGACCGGTATTGCAGTAAACAATGCAGGTACAGGTTATATGGCTGCACCTTGTGTTCAAATCCTGGGCAATGGTGCTGGTGCCACAGCCATTGCTGCACCATTTACAGGTCCCAGCGGCATTGGTGCAATCACTGTAACAAACGGTGGATCTGGTTACTTGCCACTGAACTTTGGTGGCACTGAAGCACAGGCTGTGACTGTGCTGATCACAACTGGCTACGTTACCAATATCTTTTATCGTTAAGCATTGCATTTGCGTGACAAATCTGTTACACTGTACAGATGCTTGACATCCTTGCTTATCTACCTGCAAAAAAGAAACCGACACCTAGTGGTTGGTTGAGTTTCAATGCGGTGTGTTGTCAGCACAATGGATCAACACAGGATCGAAGAGGACGTGGTGGACTCAAAGCCACAGAGGCGGGCTGGAGTTATCACTGTTTCAATTGCAGTTACACAGCCAGTTTCATATTGGGTCGTACTGTAAGTTACAAGGCTCGAAAACTCTTGGGTTGGATGAATGTTCCTGAAGTAGAAATAGAGATGTTGAATCTTGAAAGTCTGCGGCATCGAAGCATCAATGGTATATTAGAAGATCGACAACAAATGTGGAACACACTCAGTGGTGTGTCATTTGAAGAACGAGATTTGCCACCGTTTGCCGAACTGTTGACGCCTGAACACAAATTCTATTGGGACTATGTGCGTGGCAGACATGTACCAGAAGACTTTCCTGTCATGGTACAGATACAAAACGATAGCATCCACTGGACTAGATTGCATGTGGTCATACCATTCACTTATGATAACAAAATTGTGGGATACACCTGTAGATTTTTAGATGACCGGCAACCCAAGTTTATCAGTGACAGTCAGCCAGGCTATGTGTTTGGCACAGATTTGCAACACTCAGATTGGCAACATGTCATAGTCACAGAAGGCATCTTTGATGCACTCAGCATAGGCGGTGTGGCAGTGATGCACAACACTGTTAGTGATGCACAAGTTAGACTGATACGCAGTTTAGACAAACAGATAACAGTGGTACCAGATCAAGACAAGGCAGGTATTGAATTGATCGATCGTGCCGTGGAACTTGGTTGGGCAGTGAGCATACCCAACTGGCCTGACGGCTGTAAGGATGTCAATGATGCTGTGATAAAGTTGGGCCGATTAGGTGCCTTGCTAACTATAATGCAATCGCGAGAGACCAGTAGAATCAAAATAGAACTAAGGAAAAAAGCACTTGTTAAAAGAATACGGACTTGACGTTCAACGTTTATTTTTAGAAATGATGTTGGAAGATGCACAGAGTTATGTGCGTGTGCAGAACATCTACAATCCACAGAACTTTGACAAGAGTCTGCGAGCCGCGGCTGAGTTCATCAAAGAACATTCAGACAAGCACAAGACCTTGCCCGACCGTACACAAATTTCTGCCACTACGGGTATCAAACTACAGGCGGTACCTGACTTGAACGAAGGTCACTTTGATTGGTTTATGGGCGAGTTTGAACAGTTTACCAAGCGTCAAGAACTGGAACGTGCTATTTTAAAAGCCGCAGACATGCTGGAAAAGGGTGACTTTGAACCTGTGGAGAAACTGATCAAGGATGCAGTACAGATATCGCTAACCCGGGATATGGGCACAGATTACTTTGCAGACCCAGCGGCTCGTATCAACAAGTATTTCAACTCAGGCGGGCAGGTATCAACAGGTTGGCCACAACTGGATCGACTGTTGTATGGCGGATTCAGTCGCGGCGAACTCAACATCTTTGCCGGTGGATCAGGATCAGGCAAATCCTTGGTCATGATGAACATTGCCTTGAACTGGTTGCAACAGGGGTTGAGCGGTGTGTACATCACACTGGAACTTTCAGAAGAACTAACAAGTTTGCGAACAGATGCCATGCTCACAAACATGAGTACCAAGGACATTCGCAAAGACATTGACACCACAGAACTCAAGGTCAAACTGGTGGCAAAGAAGTCAGGCAACTATCAGGTCAAGGGATTGCCGGCACAAAGCAACATCAATGACATACGTGCGTATTTGAAAGAGTATCAAATACAAACAGGCAAGCGTGTGGACTTTGTGATGATTGACTACTTGGACTTGTTGATGCCTGTGAGTGCAAAAGTTAGTCCCAACGACCTGTTTGTAAAGGACAAGTATGTTTCAGAAGAACTGCGCAACTTGGCCAAGGAACTGGGCATCCTAATGGTAACTGCAAGTCAGTTGAATCGATCGGCTGTGGAAGAAATTGAGTTTGACCACAGTCATATTTCAGGTGGTATATCTAAAATCAACACAGCGGACAATGTGTTTGGTATCTTTACAAGCCGTGCTATGAAAGAGCGTGGCAAGTATCAGATACAGTGTATGAAGTCTCGAAGCTCGACCGGCGTTGGTCAAAAAATTGATTTGGAGTACAACATTGAAACAATGCGCATTACTGATGAAGGCGGAGAAGATGGAGACACTTATTCAAAGAAACCATCGGCTTCAATCATGGACTCGATCAAAGCCCGCAGTCAAGTTAGCCCGGCTAGTGGCGAGTCAGACACTGCTCCATGGGACAGTGCGGAGCCTGCCAAAGTCACAGCAGATGTTCAAAGTGCAAAACTAAAACAACTGCTGGGCAAGATCAAAACTGGTTAAGCCGATGTAACTACGTTGGTCCAGGTAGCGGCGCCATCTGTGTTGACATACATTCTGGTAATGGTTGTAGTGCCGTCTGTGCGCAAATACAATGATCCTTGTGCTGCATTTAATGTAGGTGCACCTGAACCAAAGAATATGCCAAGATTGGTGGTGCTGGACATTTTGTAACCTGCACCTGCTGTGCCTCCCACTGGAATAGCAGTTCCAGAAAGTATGGTGGCCGCACCCACTGCAGATATCACAGCACCTGACAACACATTGCCGCCAGTGACATTGCCTGTTACTGACACTGTTGCACCTGTATGCGTGGTAGCATTGACATTGGCGCCACCTAGTACATTACCTCCAGTGATATTGCCCGTAGCACTAACCACACCAGCAGTGTTAACATTGCCGCTAGTAACGTTGCCGGTCACATTCACAGTGGTACCTGTGTGTATGGTTGCATTGACATTGGCAGTAAGCACATTGCCACCATTGATATTGCCTGTAGCACTGACCACACCAGCAGTGTTGATGTTTCCGCCTGTGATATTGCCGCCTGCTGAAACAATTCCGCTTGTGAGTACATTGCCACTGTTGACGTTGCCTGTGGAGCTGACACCGCCTGCAGTATTGACATTGCCAGCAATAACATTGCCAGCTATAGTAATCAGTCCCAAACTGCTGATGTTGCCACCTGTGACATTGCCAGTGGCTGACATTATACCAGTGCTCTTTAAATTACCTCCGGCCACATTGGCTGTGGTTGTGACATTGGCGGTGAGATTGATAGCACTGAGCACATTGCCACTCAAACTCAGTGTGGCAGAAAGCAAGTTGCCACCGGTGATATTGCCTGTGGCCGAAACAACGCCGCCTGTAAGCACATTGCCACCAGTGACATTGCCACCAGCTGAAACAAAGCCCGCAGTCAACAAGTTGCCCACAGTGGTGTTGCCCACAAAAGTGTTGCCTGTGGCCACAACGCTGCCCACAATATTGCCACTCACATACAAATTGCCATTGATGCCCACACCGCCGCTGACAACCAGTGCACCAGAACCTGCACTGGTGCTGACTGTGGTTGCTGCTACTGTGAGTGGGTTGGTATAATAGTTTAGAGGTCGATTGAGGTCAAACACAGTAAGGGTTGATCCACCATCCGAAGTTGAAAAATCAAATTCATATGTGCCTGAAGCAGCCAGGGTGATAACCCCTGCGTTGATGCCTTGTATGCCCAGGGTGCCCTGGCTCACTGCTGTGGGCAAAGTAATGGTTTGTCCACTGGTGCCGGTGATTTCCAAACGCACTTTGCCGTAGGCGCCTGCAGAAGGCCAAGTGTTGGCAGTGAACGCTAGGTTGATGTTGCCGCCCATGACTATGCTTTGATATGGCCCTGCACTGGCGTCAATGTTAATGAACCCAGAGGTGTTGGCTATTTGTACCAGTGTGCCTGAAATGCCCTGTACACGAGCATTGTACACCAGATTGTTGCCCACATTGTTGTCCAAGGTGCTGCCAGCCAGTGCTGATTTCAATATGGCTTTTGATTGCAGGTCATCAATTTCAGTCTCTGCAAATTCAAAATTGGTTTTTATATTGGTAAAATTGTCACGGAAACCCTGGGTGCTGTTGGGCACGCCGGCTATGGGGAAATTTCCGTTGACATTGTTGGGGTTGATCTGGCTGGTCATTGCTGTTCCTTGTATTAGATATTTATTGTTTAGGTACAACCGCTAAATAATCCAAAGGTCCTTGAGCACATGCAAAAGAAAACACGCAGCATACTAGAAGAACTAGATACACTGTACATAGAACGCGATCGCCAAGCTGTGATTGAAACCAGGGCCAGCAATGTGATAGCCACGGCTATTCGTCTGCTGGAACAGATTGATGCAGAATATCCTGCTGAGCAAGCAGAAAATCTCCAGCGCAAACTGCTGAATGCCATACGTCACCGCGACACTGGCAAGTTTTCAAGGTCTGTAAGGAAAACTCATGCAGATATTTGAAATCACACAGAAATCCGTGACCAACGAAGTTAATTTTGGAGCGGTGGGTGCAGCCCTGGCCAATCGAGCCCGTACGGCTGTGTTGCAAAAAGCCGGCGTAACTGATCCTGGAGATAGCAGTACACCTTACGGCGACACTCGTGAACGAGCAGCTCAACAAGCTGAACCAGCCATAAAAGAACAAGCAAAAACACGGGTCAATGCCTGGCAGCAGGCCATAGCACAACTTTGTCAAAGAGAAGGCCGGGACAATGTGGCACAGCTCAGTGCCAACAGCAAAACTATCTTGATGCGCTCGCTTGTACAGCAATTGCACGATCCCATGATGCGAGGCTTGATAAGAGACTACACCACTTTGGCATCTGCTGTGAGTTCAGATCCTGACATTCAAGCTGACGCAGTTAAAACCACACAAAACATATCACAAGCTATCTCTGCCATCGAGCGCAATTTAAATGATGCCAGCAGCACCTGGATCGACGACGCCAAAAGTGAAGAACAACGTCAGTACAACAACTGGCTGATGCTGTGTCGCGGTGCATATCGGGCCATGGCGTTGTTGCAGTTTGAAGGCGGTAGAGACATTGCAGTCAAAGCACCGGCCCTGAGACAGGTGGCTGGCAATTGGCAGTTGGATCGACTCATGCTGAATGATGCCAATCCTGCACACAAATTGTTGATTGACATGTCCAATCAACTGGTTGCAGCCGGTGTTGCTCCCAACATCAGTATCACTCCTGGTGGTGATTTTTATGTGGGCACGTCTTTGTTGAATCCTGC